CGAGGCAGAGCCCCAGAACGTATCCGTACCACCCCACCACAACCGTCCGTCGAACAGGGCGACCGCGCTCGGCCATCCAAAGTAATCGTTCCACTGGCCGATCTCAAAACTGTCTGTGTAATCTGTCGAGTTGAAATTCTCGAGCACCTCGATATTGACTTTGGTCTGGCTGATGTAGCTTGTGATGCGTGCAATGCCGTATCCACCAAATCCTGTGTATTGGACCGAGACGACGGCATTTCCAGACGTGTAGGCGCCATCGATAAACCCGATCCTGAAATAGGACAGGATGTTGTTGTCCTCTTCCTGACCGACATGGGTCACGGATCTGTTCGAGGTGAAGGTTGTCGCCGTGACACCATCATCGATGTTGTAGTCTACGAAGTCACCATTTTCCCCTGTCAGGGAGCGCTGCACGCGCATGGTGCCAGACCACGTTCCTGAGACCTGATAGTAGAACGTGCGATCGTTGAAACGCTCGCCCTTGATGCCGCGCACCTGGAAGACATCGGTGAACTCGCCATCGCTGCCAAGGCGCCATGTCCCTTTTAGGTTGGGATGATAGAGGCGAACGAGGGATCCGACCATGTTGGGATCGAAATAGGGTTTGTTCGCCGTCAGCGTCGTATTGCCGTAGGTCGAAGACGGTTTCACAGAGATTCCGGCAGGCGGATATGTGAACGGCCCATTGTTGGACTGATACTTGGCAAGCGACCAGGATGTCGTCCCCCGGCGCTCGATCTTGCGTTGCTGCCACCCTGCGTGCGACAGGAAAATGACATCAGCGGATTGATCAAATGCGATCTCGCGCAATTGGGATTCAGACCATGGCGCCGTGAGCTCCATGATACCTGCTGCCTCGACCGTTATGCTATCAACGATGCAGTCATACTGATTGCGTGTCAGGAAGCGGATGTAGAAGGTCGATGCCCCGGGCGTGAAGGCCAGGGAATGGACGCCTGCATCAAGCGACGTCTCTGCTATATATTCCTGGCCGCCAGAGGATGAGCCGCAGCGGAAGAGAACCGGACCGCGCGTCACGACGATGCGCAGCGCATGCTCTGTTCCAGATGTCAGCGTCGAGACGGATTGATCGCAGTAGGCCAGAGATCCACGCGCATCCGCATCCATCGTCAGCTTGCCGCCGGAGATGGCAGCATGCGCGCCACTCGTGGCGCTCAAGGTCCATCCCGTCGCCGAGGAAAAATCACCATTGGTCACGGTCGACGTGACGGCAGCGCGTGTGACCGGAGCATCATCGACCCACACCCGCATGGCGCCGGCTGACATTTCGATCATGGCCACGTCATCGATATCGCGCACAAACGGGATAAGCCGCGCCCGCGCGCCATCCGGTGTCGCACCAAGATAGGTCGTCCCAGGCCGCACCTGCCCCTTGCCGACGGCGTGAGGGAAAATATTCTCCTGTATCTCGGCAGCAAGAAGCGTCTTGTCGATGTCAACGCGCGCCAAGCCTGCGGCTGAATATTCACCGACAGAAAAGTGGGCAAAATGTCTGTTCTGCTTGGCCATCAGCGTCTCGGCCTCCGGTAGTTGCGTTCATTCAGTTCAACGGAGGTGACAAGGCCGAGAAGCGTGGCCGGGTAGGGCGCCTGAATACGCAGGCAGACGCGCGAGTCCGTGTTCCATTCTCCAGGGAAGGCGAAAGCAATCTGGTCGTGGATCTCGAGGATCTCTTGCTGTGTCAGGGGGCGGCCGGAATAGATCCGATCCATCTTGCGCATGGTGGTGAAGTCAGGTCCGAACTCGACCGCATTGGCATGGGTATTCTCGAGTAGCAAGCCAATCTCAGAGACGCGCTTTGGCATCGTCAGGGCGGTGCCACCCTCGGCGGCATAGGCCAGCTTGGCGCTCTTGTAGAGGCCTTGGTAGCTGATCCCGCAATAGATGTCCGTGTAGGTGTCGCCGAGGTTGACGACGCCGCCGTCAGAGCTCAATCCATAAAGCGCATAAGGAACGCCATCCTTGGTGCCCCAGGCTACGACATCGCGCGATCCGATGTGCGGCAGGACAACGCTCGAGGCAGGACCAGCTTCATAGATGAAGGAATCCGCCATCTTGTTGTGGGTTCCACCGATGGCATCTGATTGATGGGCGAGTTTTTCGATGTAGCGCTCACCATCAACGCCGCACACGCCGACAAGACAAAGCTGGCGCAGATAATACGAGGCGGCCCCGCCCCATGGGTAGCCAAGATAGCTCCAGTGCGGGCGCCACATGAGCTCGCCTCCGCCGCCACGCAAAGATTCCCAATCATCCCCTTCGGAAAACTTCTCATCGAAGTGAAGGTAGAAAGAGCCTCGTGCCTTGAAAACACCGTCTTGATAATAGGTGAGCTTCTGTTTTTCACCGTTGAAGACCAGCTTCAGATCCATGGGTGTGTTCAATGAGACGGCCGCGCCCTCGAGGATCTGCTGCGATGGCGTATAGTCTTCCGTATAGGGGTAGCCGACCTCATAGGGCCATCTGTTCCAGCCATACCCATCGACGGTCGCGTCATGCGGATCTATGGTGAACCCGACGTGATGGTTTCCGTCGTCATAGTCGAAATCTTTGTAGTAGCGCGCTTCCCAGATAATCCCGAGATCGTTTGGCGCCTGCTCCCAACCATCATGGTAATCTGCGTCTATGTCAGTATCGAAATATTGCGAATACAGATCCGTTCCGTATCCGCGCACAGAGACATTCTGCTCCAGCGTAAAGCACTGGCGCATGTCCGTATCGCTATCCGGTCTGTTCCATGGAACCTTGCGGCGCGTCGTGTAGGCGACATCGAGCGGGAGATATGGCTCTCCTTGATAGGAAAACACAAGATCCTCCGTCAGCATCAACGTCATGCCGGCGCAATCTTCTTCAAAGAACCATCCGGTCATTGGGGCAGGACCAGAATCCTTCTGCGGCAAATCTGCATTCCAGGATGCGCCCCAGACCAGAAGATGTTTGTTGGAGGGGCTCCCGGTCGATGTCGGATAGATGCCATTTGTATTCGATCCAGGTGTCGGTGAATCCGAAAAGGCCCAGTAAAGATCCCCGCCGTTGACATCAGAGCGTCCATGCACCCAGATCCGATACCATCCATTGGCGAACACCTCGATGCCGTTCGTGCGATCGATGAACCCATCCGTGGATTCCGTCCATCCGGCGCCTGATCCTGGCTGATAATATTCTTCTGTGCGGGTGCCTGTCTCGATGTCCCATGTGCAGGAGTACCATGCGTCCTGAGTTGCCGGCGCTGTATTGGTTTGGGACAGCGTGAAGTATTTGGCGCTACCATCGTACTTGACGAAGATCGCGTGCGTGTTGCGCCCGACATCAGGCTGTGTATCGTTAGATTTCCACCCGCGTGTCTCACTAAATCCTGTATAATAAGTGCTGAGAGGGGTCACAATGCCGGTCGGTCCGTCCGTAAACTTGCCGGCGCGCGCATTGCCAGTTGGATCCGTTCCGCCATCACCGATGATGGTGCCATTGAAGACGCGCGCGACATAGGTTCTTCTGTCGCGATAATCACCATTGTAGCTTGTCGTGTACTGGTAAAGCGCGCCGCCCTGACGGATGCGCATCGTGTAATCTGGGATCCACGTTGTCTGGTCAACGCGGATGCCGAGCGGGTTGCCGCTCGCATCCCATTCATAGGGAAGCCCGAAATGATCGAGTCGATACTGAATGAAGGTGTCGTAGAGATTATCCTCGACGCGCCAGTAGTAGTCGTTGTCGGGCGTGCCGACCTCGTGCATCTGGGCGCCCCAGACAAGAATACCTGACGTTCCATCGTTGGCGAACGTCACGTTTCCAAGATTGTCCTTGAAGCGAATGCCCCATTCGGAATCATCAGCCTGCGATGTCACGCGGAAGAAGACGCGCCACCAGCCATCGCCCTTATCGACGGCGTAGTAATCATGCAGGGTCAGCGTGTTCGAAGAGGTCGCCCCGGCATAATACTGATCTGATGTCGAAAGCGTCAGGTCTCCGGTCGTCAGGTCAAAGTCAAAAATGTACTTGTGATAGAGGCTGTCCGTATCAATCCAGTCATTGACCCATGGGTCAGTGATTGTGTTGGGCCAGTCGCCAATGCTTGCGACTAGGAAGAACTGGCATGTATCGAGGCCATCGGCCTTGACATAGATCGACAGAAACATCTCCGGGCAGTTCCAGTATTCGACCATGAGATCGGTCGTATCCTCGAACTCTCCGCTGGGATGAAAATGCGTTGTCCAGTGTTGCACGTTTGAGGTCGTCGGGATCAGCTTGGAGGCGGTCTGATCGCCGCGCGGTGAGGTCGCAACCTGATGCTGCACCTCTATCGTTGGCGTGCCCTGCCATGTATTGGTGTTTGTGTTGAGTTGCTGCCCGTAATACCAGAAGCTGATGTTGCGCGCGTAGAAGTAGCCCTGCCAATAGCGATTTCTGAAGTCTTCAGAATTGTGCATGTAGTTGTGGTACTGCAGGCAATACCGTCCATCGGCTTGGCGCGTATAGATGTTGGATCCGATCTCAAAGGCCCAATTGCCCCAAGTCTGGAAGAAGAGATCTGGTCCGAGCGCATTGCCGAGGTCGGTTCCTGTCGTTCCAAACCTGCCTGTGCCGTCATAATCATAGTCAGAGTTGTTGGGATCGCGAACCCAGACTGACTGGTCTATGAAATCGAATGCCGCAACGGGTGCTCGGCCATCTGCCAGAATTTCTGCATTCGTCGCGTTCTCTGACGGCGTGTAATCGTTGGCCTCACCTGCAGCCGATCGATCGATCGCCAGATAGACATCGTCCTCGCTTTCTCCGGGGAGAACGCAGACGCTGTCGACACGGCCGTCGGTGACGAACTTGGACCACCCCTGGATCTTGTTCTCAGGGTCTTCGTCGTCATAGATCAGGATTGCGCATTTGCCATCCTCGCGCACGCACCAGACATAGGTTTCAGGCTCACGCTGGATGGCGAGCTCCGTGATGCCTGTGCCGCAGATATCTTCGTTGAGCTCTGTAAGATCCCCGGCGCGGTAGTCCTTGTCATCGAATGAAAACCCAAGAGCCATGACCTTTTTGCCGGAGCGATGCACAAAGATGCCCTTGGAATCCTTGCGCACCGGGGAGACATCAGCGCTGCCGTAGGTGGAGGCATCCTTCAGCGTGATGTTGGTGGGTGTAAGCGGGCGATCGAGCGACGAGGATCTGACAGAGACTTCAGAGCCAGACGTGCCGACGATGAGGCGTTGAAGGGGAAGGATCCACGCAACCCTGCTTACTTGCCCGCCCGTGGCGACTTGCCGCGATATGGTAGCGGAATCACCGGGCTCGAGGTCGTCAAATCCGTAGAAATTGTCGGACGCCGATCCCCAGAAGTCATCGAGCGCCCCCCACCAGATTCGCCCGTCATAGAGCGCGACTGCAGACGGCCAGCCGTTATACGCCGACCACGCTCCAATGGACCAGCTTGCGGTCTTGGTGGTTGCGTTGAAGGGCTCGAGGACTTCGACCGTGCAGCTCGTTCCCGACGTGACTCCGGTAATTCGTCCGATGCCATAGCCTGAATCTCCTTCATACTGGACCGACACGGTGGCCGTGCCGCTTGTATACTGCCCTTCGACAAAACCAATGCGCATGTAGCCAATGACGTTGTCGTCTTCTTCTTCGCCCTTGTGCACGACGGAAATATTGCCGTTTATGTATTTGGCTGACGTTCCATCGTCGCGATTGTAATCGAGGAAATCACCGCCCTCTCCCGTGATCGAGCGCTGAACGATCAACGTCCCAGACCACGTCCCCGTCACCTGATAGGAAAACTGACGGTCGTTGAAATTCTTCGCCTTGACACCGCGGATCTGGAAGACGTCTGTGTAAGTGTTGTTTCCGGCGAGTTCCCATGTCGCGTCCATGCGCTCATGGAACAAGCGCACAAGAGATCCGACCATGTTGGAATCGAACACATCGCGATCTGCCGTCAGCGTCACTTCACCATAGGTGGCGCTGGGCTGAACGGAAACACCAGAGACGGGCACTGCCTGGAAGGGCCCATCGTCAGGCTCATAATAGACGACGGACCAGGAATGATCGCCGCGCCGCTCGATCTTGAGAGGCGGCACATTCCGGTTGGCAAGGAACATGACATCTGCTGATTGGTCGTAGCGGAACCCCTTGAGATGGGATTCTGACCATGGTGCATCGATCTCCATCGTCCCTTCCGTCTCGATCGAGACTTGGGAGATGATTGCCTTGCGCTGGAGGCGCGTCGTGAAGCGCACATAGAACGTGGTAAACGTCGGTGTGAACGCTAGAGAATGCACGCCCCGATCGAGAGATGTTTCCTCGATGTATTGTTCACCACCAGACGAATATCCGACGCGCAGGCGAACCGGGCCACGATCGACAACGACGCGCAGGGCGTGCTCGACGTTTACACTCGATGTGGAGATGGTCTGCTGCGTCCAGCATTCCGATCCACGGGCCCGGGCCTCGAGCGTCATCAGATTGCCGGCGATCGTGATGTACGATCCGCTCGTCGTGCTTTTGGTCCAGCCTCCGTCATAATCAAAGCGCGTGTTCGTGACCTGACAATCGACCTTGGCGCGCGATACAGGCGCATCGTCAACCCACACGCGCAGCATGCCATCGGAGAGCTCGAGCATAGCAACGTCATCGACGGAGCGCACGAACGGCATCAGCCGGATCACAGAGCTCGCGGTCGTGCCGAGGTACTGTGTACCCGGGCGCACGATGCCGCTGCCAACCGATTGCGGGAAAATGTTCTCCTGGATCTCGGCAGCAAGAGGCGTGATCTCCAGGTCGACACGCGCAAGGCCTGCCGCAGAAAACTCACCAACCGTGAACTTTGAGATGTGGACGTTTTCCTTTGGCACCCCTTACCTCCACCACGGACGGCCAGAGTAGGTGCGCGATCCAAGGCGTGACTGCACCAGACGGCCGGGGGGGGGCCGTATTGCTGGTTGATTCAGAGCATCCTTGGACCGCGCATCTTTCATGGCCCGATCGCGCAGCTCGAGAAGCTGGTTGAGCTGCTCGGTCGGCATGGCCGTCAGGTGCGGCGCGATGCGATAGGCCAGTTCGTGTTGAACGAAGAGCTCATACGTTGCCGGCCACTTCGATGTGTCCTCGCCATATGAGGTATCGTTGGAGATGTAGGAAACATAGAGCGGGTTGACGTCGGCGAGCCAGTAGCCGCCTTCATCGACATACGCCTCGAGCGTCGGGTCCATGTACTCGTTGCCGCCGATCGCGTTGAGGCGCACAAAATCGGTAGGCTTTTCAAACGCATAGACCCAGCCGAACTCTGGAGTAACCTCTGTCGAGGCCTCGAACATGACGGCCCGCAACGCAAAATTCCACAACCCTTGCTCGAGGCACCACGCCCGCGCCTCCTCATAGACGTCATCAAGGATATAGCGCGCTTCGACATCGTCCGTGATGGTCGACAGCTTGCGGTTTTTGATGATGCGCAGCGCCCCATTGTAGAGCGAGAGTTGTGATGCAGCCATCAGGCGACTTCCTTCTCAGCTTTCGGCACCTTCGGCATGACGAGGCCAGCGCTCTTGAGGTACCGGTTCATTTCCTTGATGGCTTCGCCCTCGCTCTTGTGGTCGCGCGATACCTCGCCGCCCTCAAGGCCGATGACACGCCATTTTGTTGCGTTCAGGAACTCGACGCGCACGACCGGCCTGCCATCCTTGGCAAGGGGTACGAGCGTCGGAGCGGCTGTCTCTGCGATCTTGTCGATCTCGGCCATCGCGGCAGCGCCGCACTTGCCGTTGACATGGGGACGCTGCACCATGTGCACGCCGCCGACGGTCACTTCGCGCACCGTCAGATCGATGTCATAGGATCCGTTCTCGGCAACGCAGCGGATGATGTCGTTCTTCTTCAGCGTGCCGGTCGAGAAATGCGCCCAGCTGACGGGCTTGAACAGATCCTCCATGGTCATGCCGGGAGGCACGTCGACGTGATAGCTGGTAAAGCAGTATGCCGCGGTCTGGTTCAGGGCTTTCGCCGGGATGTATTTAATTGCCATTGGCCACCTCTTGAAAAGAAAAGAGGCGAGACCCGAAGGCCTCGCCCCGCTTGAACGCGAACTGAAGCGTAACTTAGGTGCTGGTTGCTGCGAACGTCACAGACGCTGCAGAGCTCGCACCCACAGTGTAGACAATGCCGTCAGCGAAGGCGGTGTACGCACCGGCCGTCGTCATCTCAACATTGCGGAAGGAATCGCCCACCTTCATGCCAAGGGCAAAGCCGTTGGAGATGAAGCCCGTCGAAGCAGCAACAGCCGCCGTGTGGGTCGATGAGTAAACCCAGATATTGCCAGGGCTGTCACCGTAGGTCTGAGCGATCAGCTTCGGAGGATTAGTCGAAGAATAAGCCATTAGTCCCTCCTATTAGCTGGCTACATATGCAGAGCCGTCATGGACCATCTTGACCACACCGGTATTCTGCAAAAGAGCTGCGCCATGGTAGAGCGTGGCATTGGTCCAGGAGACCTGCTGCTTGCGCTCATAGCCGGCATCAACAGTCATCTCGGCCACATTTGCCGCATGACCCAGCGAGTCCATGTGCCACATGAAGCACGACTCACTGTTGGTGCCAACACCGGTTAAGTTGGGATGAGTCATCCAATTGATGCCACCCCAACGCTTGACACGACGCGATGCGCCCGTCAGCGGCTTGATGTCCTGATAGTCAGCCGAGGCGTACTCCTTGATCTGCATCAGGTAGCCATCAAAGGCCGGCGTGATCGCTGCAAACAGCTTGTCTTCCTGCGTGAGGTCGACTTCGTTGTTGCCCAAGATCACCTTGGCCTTGACGATCAGATCGAGCGATGCCGTGACCGCAGCACCCGTCGTCTGGGTGGCCGTGTCGAGCACGTCGATGATGGTCTGATCGATGTCACGATGAAGCACCGCCTGAGACGATTTCATCATGATTTCCTTTTGGTTACCTTGATTCGCGAAGAGGTCGAATCCGGTCATCTCAAAAGGTCCGTGACGCTCAACGAGCGTGACGGTCGTCTGCGTGGAGCTCGTGGTCTTGTAGGGGATCTGACCGTTCGAGCCGCGCGTTACCGCGGTCGCACCACCAGAGCCGGCTACCAGGAACACGGCCTGATTACCCTTCATCAGGGTTTCGCGTACCGTACCGATTTTCAACAGGGAGTAGTCCTGTTCGAAGGAGGCGATATATTCCTCTCGGTATTGTACGACAGGTACTGCTGGGTTTCCCATTGGGAACCTCCTGTGTCGCAAAATTGAGGATTGGGTTTGTGTGCCTCTCGTCCGGTTGTCCGCTGGTAGCAGAGCGCGAGCGCGGGTTGCCCACTGGGATGTGGGGCCGCAGGCGATGCTGGTGCGGGGCGGTTGATGCTGGCGTTAGGATCCTGCGCCGGATTGCTGCGGGGCCTTTCGTGCACATGCTTTCCCAAGCGTGCGCGCTATTCGGGTTGCCCACTCATCCGGTGAGAGCAGGGGATGGGGCGCTATCTACAGTTTCGAAAAACTGCAGACAACGCCCACACCGCCGATCTCAGGGATCGAAGTAGCTCGGGCCAGATCGTGTGTTCTTCATCTGGCGCTCGAGGATCTTTGAGTATTCCTTGTCCATGCCTTCGCGCTTGTAGCGATCGAAGTCCGTCTTCATGACCTGCCTGATCTCGTCCAGGCGCGACTGCGCTGTCACCGCAGCATCGCCATAGACCAAGGAGCCCTCACCCCAGTGGTTGAGGCCGAGCTCGATCAGGAACTGCGCCACGTCGACATCGTTGATGACGCGGTTGCCGTCCTCGTAGCGGGCATTGACCAGCTTCTCGGCGACATTGCGCGGAAGCGGGCCGTCTGGATCGTTGAGCACCCTCTGGAAGACGTTGATCTGCGGCCGGAACTCCTCGCCAAGGCGCGAGCGCAGGGCGTCCTCATTCTGCTGCAGCCATGTCCGGTCCGCCTCGTTGCGAGCCTCGTTCTGCTGGGCGACGAGCTCGGCATAGGTGTTGAGCACGGCATCGACGTGGGTCTGCGAGGCATTGGCCGCGTGCAGCTTGGAGAACAACGCATCGAGCATCGGCGCATCGTCTTCGCTCCACTCTACACCATCGATCTGAGGACGCTTGTAGCCGTCGGCGGCTTCAGGCACACCGTTGGCCTTGCGCCACTCGGCGATCTGCTCTTCCGTAGCGCCTTCATCGAGGCCCTTCTTGTACTCACCGCTCGAGATCTTCTGCTCGGCCGCGAGCCATGAGTTGACGATCTTGGCCGGATCCGAGAACCGCTCCAAGCGCTTCATCAGCTTTTCATCGCCGTTCGAGAGCTTGGCGCGCCAATCGCTCGGCCAGTGTGCCGGCGCCTCGACCTTCACGCCATCATCGCCGCCTTCCCCCAAAAGAGAAGCCCCGCTTCCGCGGGGCTCTTCGGGGGTTTCTTCGGGAGGATTGTTGTGTCCTAGCCCTATTGTGTCTGCTGCCTCTCGCGGAGCAGGATCTGCGCCCGTTTCCGGGGTTTTCAGATCTACATCTTCGCTCATCTTTTGCCTCTGGTTTTATCCCGGTCGCGCTCGATTGCCTCCAGCACATCGGGGTGGTTGAGTTTCAACAACTGCAGACCGACGAACCGCTTGCCTTCAGCAAAGCTGGTCTCGCGATCGCCTTCCAGACCGCCTGGACGCCAGGACATATCTGTGTACTCGCCGACTCCACACACGTACTGGATGTACTTCCACACAAGCGCCTGCTGGCCTTCGTTGGCCTTTCCGGCCACGAACGACCGGAACGCAAAGACTATGTCGTCATCCCATACAGCAGGCTCGTAGGGGTGTGCTTTTGGGATCCACTTCATACGGCGCTCGCTCTAGCTGGTTGCTTGGGCGCCGGCAGCGCCTTCTGTCCACCAGGACCGGCAAGCTGACGCTGCTCGGGCGGCATGGTGGCCTTGTCGATTTCCTGTGAGGCCTGTGCGGCCATGCCAGCCGTCTCGGAGAAGCCTTGGACTTGTGCCATGAGCTCCTGCATCTGCTGCTGGCCGGCGGCTTCTTCCTGCTCTGCGGCAAAGTCTGCATCGGTCTTGAACCAGTCGGCCGGTGCGGACACGCCACGAATGGCGTCCTTGAGCGCCAGATCGAGATCGACCGGCATTGACTGGACACCCATCTGGGACGCCGCCGCGATGAGCTGAAGCGTCTCCTGGAACTGAGAGACCGCCAAACGCTGCTCGGAGTCTTGCACGGGAGATTCGAACTGCCATGTGACCTCGGCGCCAGCCAGATCATCTGGCACTTCCTCGCTCGGGAACGCGCCCATGTTGCGCATCAGGGCGAAGGATTTGTCGAGCACGCGCGAATTGTATTCGACCTCGATCGGCTCAAACAGCGGCAGCAGGTTCCTGATGAACTCTTGCTGGCGGATCGACACCTCGCGGGCCGTCATCTGATCGGCGCCCTCGACCTGCGGCATCTGCAGCTTGTCGATGAACCACGCCTTCTGCAGCATCTCGCGCATGTCGGTGCGCATCGAGAAGGCCACGCTCATGTTGTTGTCGACGGTGATCGGCTGGACCGCCTCGCGCAGCTTGCCATCGAAGCTGAAATCGGCCCACGTGATTGCACCGGCCGCAAGGTTGACCTCGCGCACGGCCTCTTCCACGGCGACGACCGGCGGATCGACGGCCTTTTCGCCCGCCTCAAGGATGATGCGTGTCATTTGCTGCATCATGCGCGCATCCGGCAGACCGATGCAGGTCGTCGGGCTGTAGGCATAGGCAAGGCCAGACACGGTGTGCCAGCGCGGGATCACGTAGGGGAACTCTGGCATCCCGCCTTCGCGCAGCACCTTCTGGTTGTCGGCATCGACATAGATCACGACATAGGGCAGCTTGCGCTTCTTGCCGTAGCTCGAGGCCTTGTTCTTGGAAATCATGTCGTATTCGCCATAGGGCAATACGATGCAGCGGACGTTGAACTCTTTTCCGGGCTCGCGCTTGGCGGCCTGCTTGATCGTCGGATGGACGTTCTTTTCGCCGAACCGCTCGAGCATGCGCCGCGCGGTCATCTTGTCCTTGCGGTGGAGATGGTCGATGTCGCCGGCATAATTCTCCAGCCATGCGCAATCGCGCAGGTGGAATGTCCGGTAGAAGAGGTGATCGCGGCCTGGGGATTCCTCGACCGAGATCACACCCTGACCGAACGTCACGAAGTCATGATCGCACTCTTTGGTGGCGCGCACGAACTTGGTGCGCGTGTCGTACATGATCGACTTCATCTTGCGCACGACATACTCGAGGTATTGCGCATTTTCTGGATCGGCATCCCTCTCATCATCGAGCGTCGTGGTGCGAAACCACTGACGCTCGCGCGGACGCAGCATGCTCGAGATCGAGTTGCCGAGTTCGCGGCGCAGAAGCGATGGGTAGGAATCCATCAGGTGCTCGGCGAAATCGTCACCCATGACGTGCTCGCCTGTGAAGTCCGATCGCTCGACATAGAAGTTTTCAGCAATCTCCTGCCACAGCGATAGCATCGGCTCGCGCTTGGCAAACAGGCGATTGCCCAGATCGATCAGCTCTTTTGCTCGGAAATCGCCTGCTGCCATTGTTAATAACTCCCCTTAGCGCCGCCGCCACCGAAGGTGCCACCGCCGCCTTTGACAAGGCGCGTAGATTGACGGCCTTGAGACATTGCTTTTTCCATCAATTCACGACGGCGCTTTTCCTCTTCGGATTCCTGGTTGAGCACTGGCATGCGCTGCTTGGGCACAACCACCTTCGGCGCCTTCGGCCGCTTGAACAAACCACCCATGAGACAAGTCCTTTCGTTAAGAGTTCACTAGCCACCCAGCGTGCCGCCGATGGTCCGGCCGGCCCGCGCTTGCTGTTGACGCTGCTGACGACGCTCTTGCACTTGAGCGATCTTCTGCTCCACTTCCGCGCTGCGTTGCTGCGGGACTTCCTGACCAGCCGTTGCAGCGTTCTTGTTGGGGTTCTGGTTTTCAGGGGTCATCTTTTTTCCAAAGAGCCCCCGCGTTGTTTCGATCAAATTCGACATGGTTAGCGTCGTCCTCTTTTCATGTTCGAATACCCGACGTTCGAGTAGCTCGGGCGGTTGCCTGTTGACTTGGCTTGCAGCCTACGCACGACCCCTTCTTGCGCCGACCAACACATGACAGTTGCGTCTCCCTTGCCGGGAGAGCGGCCGATGCGATCGCGGATCTTGATCTTCTCTTCCAGCTTGATGCCGTTGGCGGTCACCGTGAACGTCGGCGCCGTCAGGTCAGAGCGCAGCTCGGCATCGGGCGGAAGCGCGATCGGGCTCCCACCTTCCTGATCCGGGTCGAGCGCCTCACGGAACCTCCACCACGCCTCAGCGCGCTTGTTGACGAACGACAGCGTGCGATCGAGCGTCTTCTGACCGGTCTTGTTGGCGCCGTTGAAGGGCGTGTGTGCGATCATGTTGTCACGCAGGCGCAGGCAGACAGCGCCGCCGTAGCCGCCACCGACATCCACGACGACCGGCGCATTGTTGCGCCTGTGCTTGATGATGCGGCCGGCCGTGGTCGAGCCGTCTGCTGTTTGATCACCTTGGGTCGTGATCGGCTGACCAAACCAAGGTCCGTGGCGCGCAACAATTTCTTCGGCGTCCGCGCCGCCGCCGGCCGGATCGACGGCCATCGCCGTCATGGCGAAGTCCCTCCATCCATCCGATGTCCAGCGGCTTTGCGCCTCGATGACCCACTGTGTTGGGATCACTTGAAATTCAGCGTCAGCACGCGCCGCCATGAAATTACCGTCACGCACGGCGGACCGGATCGGCTCTGGCAATGCGTCGAGCTCTGCCTGATAGTTCGTCCTGATCAGGTACGGGTTATCAGACAAAGCCGCGGGTATGAACGTGCGGCTCTTGGCGTAGAGCGTCTGGCCATCGCGCTGCACGGGATGGCGCCCATGCTCGTCGTTGCCGAGATCCCTCTCCTCGATCTCGATATCCATGATTTTCTTTGGATCCTGCGGATCCGGGACCGAAACGTACCAGCGCAATTCGCCATGCTCGGCTGGGTGATGGTGCGTCAGATCCAGCCAGGGCCGGAACATGCCGATGATCCAATCGCCATCGGCATCGACCGGCGGGTTGGTGCCCAGCACCGCGCGGGTGCGGCCGCCGCTGGCATCACGCAGCCAGCCCAAGTGGAAGCGGATCTGCAGCTCGAGGAACTGACAGGCTTCATCGAAATATTTGTAGCTGAACGGGTTGCCCTGCCAGCTCTGCTCGTCACCCAGAAGCTGGTTGGCGGCGAACTGGATCAGTCTCCCGTCTGCTGTGCGCAGGCTCGGCGGCGGCGAGCCGCTGTAGCCCTTGCGCGATCCATTGATCTGGAGCGCGCGATCTGTGAGGCCCGTGAGCTCGGTATAGCGGCGGCGCATGACCAGCGATCGGGTGAACTGGGTGAACGCGAGGCCCAAGCCAAGATCCGACTTGCCGCCACCGCCCTGGCCGCCATAGAGCAGCACATCTGCTGGGCTGAGATAGGCCTCGAGCTGCGGTCCCGGGTTGGGGATCCACAGCTTGCCCTCTGCATGCTTGTCGGCGCGATCGAGAACCTCTTTGCGTTTGTCGTCCGGCAGCGCGTTGAGCTGCTCTTGGATCTCACTCAGAAGGCTCATCTTTTTTCGCCTTCGCTCTTTGCTTGGCCGCGGTCACGGCTGTGCCCAGCAAGAACGCAACGCGCCGTGCCGATTCCAGGTCATCGACGGCCTCTGTCTTGATGGGGCCACCATCGGCTCCGGTCATCTCGTTGACGACCTTCTCGCCGAACACCTTCGGCAGCATCTTGGTCAGCATCCACTTGCGGGATTCAACGCGCAGGCGCGAGCGCTGCACATGCTCGCCATTGAGCTGCCATGACAGCTCGCCGTCCTTGCCTTCGCGCGTCATCCAATCGTTGCTGCCATCGTCGGCGATCTCGAGCATTTCCTCGGCCATCGACAGGTAGCCGGCCTCGCGGGCCGCGGCGTAGTGGACGGCGAAAGGATGATCTGGCTTGAGCGCCCACAGGCGGACCGCCTTTTCGTCCGGCATGTGGGTATCCTTGCAGATCGACCGCAGGCTTTCGCCTGCAGCCAACCGATCGCAGATCTCGTCGCCGAGCGCCTTGGTATAGACGCTCGGCCTGCCCCTCTTTTTGGGTTTCGTCTTAGGCTTCGGCATGGACCGCTCCATTCACACGGCGCTTGCTGCGAACCTTTTTCGTCTTGGTTGGAACCTTGGCCTCGGCCTTGGCCGCGACCGCGTCCGCGACCTTGGCGGCGCTTGCCTCGACCTCAGCGGCCGCCATCAGGATCTTGTCGGGCTTTTGCGCTGGGTTGGTGTAGGCCATCTGCAGGGCCAGACCGTCGCCGACCCAGGTCTTGATGGTATACAAATTCGCGTCCAGCGCGCCCTTGTAGAACATGGCCTCATCGCGCGCGGCCTGTATCTTCTGCTCGGCCTCGCGGATCTTTGCGGTGAGCTCCTCGTTGCGCGCCACCAGCTTGATGTGCATGGGGTCTACTTCGCGAAATCCGTAAAACGGCGGCGGACGCAGCAGATCAGACTCGTGCGGGATGGTGACTTTGATGCCCATCTCGCGGGCCAGAGCGATGAAGAAATGACAGCCAGAGCGCTGAAATTCCCACTCTTCTTGAGCGCTCATATCCACGCCCCACAGGCCGATCTCGGTCGCCCCTTGATGGATCGCGAGCGCGAACATCCAGGACAGGCTCGAGGTGAAGAACCACGGTCCGAACTTGCGCACCATCTCGTCCTTGGGATAGGCGATCGAGGCCGGCACGGCTTGGATCGGATCGATCATGTAGACGGGGCACGTCGCGTTCGCCAACCACGTGCGGTAATTGATGCAAAACCAAGACCGCTCGGGCTCCCAGCGGTGGAGCTCAAAGAAGGCGTCCGGCGTGCGCTTGAAATACTGGATTGATCCCGGTGAGCAGGCCCAGATCTTCCATTCAGGGTCCGCATAAGGTGCGAGACGTGCGCTGGAAGGGGCGCTGCCGATGAGTGCGATTTTCATTTCTGCCTCGTGAAAGAAGAAGGCCCGCTCGAAAGCGGGCCAGTTGGGAGGAAACGCAGGTTACGAAGAGGTTGAGACGGACCAGTAGACCGTCGAAGCGGAATTGACCGCCGCCCACTGGTCGGTGGTGATGCCGATCAGATGGAGCGAAGGCCGCACAGAGGCCGCGAACGTGACCTTAACGCCTTCCTGGTCCGTGCCGGTCGAAGCGTAGATCGAGCAGGCGCCGTTAGCCGTAGATCGAACGACCGTATTGGCGTAGGTGGAGGCATTGATCACGACCTTCTCGCAGCCGACGTAAGGTGGTGCGGCAAGCGTGAAGTCCAGAGCGGACCCTGAATTGATGACCGACACACCGCTATCGGCGAGCGTGCTGGCCGTCGTTACCGTTTCGACAGGGTGACGTGTGCCGGGGGTGCCGACCAAGAACCCTTTGTCGTCCAGACCCAGCCGGCGTCCGTGGATGCTCGTCAGGATCTTATCGGCCCATTTAGATAGTGCCATGGTGATCTCCTTGCTGTTGCTGTTGCTGTGGAGACAATAAAAAACCCCGCCGGAGCGGGGTCGGTGGCTACGCGATACAAACCGGTTGAGGCTCTGGCACTGGGAGCCTGTGTCTGACGGTGTACCCCTTTCGGTAGAGATATTCTGCTGCCCCTGGCGGGGTTTGATCCGTAAAGCACCACATGGCGCCCGCTGCCACAGCGTGGGCACCAGCCTCGAGTCCTTGTGCTAGGTCTCGATAGGTTCCAGCTCCACCTGCAGCCACGACAGGAATGGAGACGGCTCGACTGACCCGTTCGATAAGATCGAGGTCGTAGCCTTCAAGCGTTCCGTCGCGTTCCACGGAGGTGAGCAGGATTTCTCCGGCGCCGAGCTCCTGGACACGTCGCGCCCAAGCAACTGCTTCAAGTCCTGTATTTCGTCGTCCGTTATGGGTGTGCAGTAGTCCATCTTTGATGTCCATCGCTACGACCACCGATTGTGCCCCGACCTTTGAGGCCGCCTCGGTGATCAGCGACGGCCGGCCTACCGCTGCTGTATTCAGTGATACTTTGTCGGCCCCGTTTGCAAGAAGGGCGACGAGAGTGTCCACGTCCCGGACCCCACCCCCCACGGTGAGTGGGAAGAAGCAATCGCCAGCAAGACTGCGTATAAAACCACAGTCGGGAGGATGCCCAGAAATGTCCAGGAGAACCAGTTCATCGACGTTCCTCGCTTGATGCACGCGCACCGTCATGCGCACCTGACCCACATTTCGCCACGACTCAAACCTCTGGCCCTTCACGGCCTGCTGTCCGCGCATGAGCACCACAGGGATGATCCTACTGGCCAGCATCCATAGCCTCTAATTGCAACGCGGCCATGAAATTGCCGCGGAATCGGTAGGCCCCGAAATGCCCAGCGCTCGCATAGGGCGCGACCCAGATGTCGCCGCCATAGAGCCTGCAGAAGTTGAAGTCTTCACTGAGCAGCTCGTCGCCATGAACGGCTTGCGTGAAGAAATTGTAGGTGTGCTCGCCGCGATCCGAATAGGACTCGACCCTTGCCTTGATCTTGTCGAAGGCCGAGCGACG